TAATCTGTCTCTGGATTTTCTACATAACGTACAAATTTGTTAGGGATATTAAAGTAATCTAATATTTCTGTAGCTCCATAAGGCATTATAGATTCACTATCTGTTGCATAGATGTATTCATAATTTCTTTCTTTGCCTGGTATGAATTTCGTTATCATGCAGGTACCGTGGTGGTTAAACCAAACAGTATTGTAATTTATAGACTGTAGTAAGTCATTTATGATTTCTAGCTTACTAGTCCCTATCTCGTATTCTTTGTCTATGCTTAGTTCTAATTCAGATTCTTGAATGCTTATGTCCAGTATCCCCGTAGACAATATCAGAGTTCTAATGATAGAAGTATAGGGAGTCCCTTTAGGGATTAAGAATCTATTGTCGATTCTGTCTTCACTCAAGATAACTCCCTGGTCATATGCTTCTATATCCCTATAAATACTGCCCTTCTGTTCGGTTCTATTAGGGGAATTGGGTAAATATATGCCCTGTTCCCATTTAAGCCAATCTTGACCGATTTTGAGGCAGAATAAAGGCTTAATTCTTTCGCTAAAGAAGTTAATTTCCTTTAAATCTGCCTCGTTTATGCCAAATCTTGCAGAGCCTTTTATTTCGGCTTCTGCGCTCATTCCATAAGAGCTAGTAACGTCTCTTAGTGTATCAATCTTTCGATTATTTTTATCCAAGAGCAAGTACTCCCATTTAATTGTCCGATTGGATTGTAATGCTTTTCTGACCTGCTCTTCCGTATACCTTGACTGAGACAACTCTTGCATTATTCCTCCAATCTGGTTAGTGTAAATGTAACCACATACCTATTTAACTCGTTCTCGTTATAATTAGGATTTGGAATTTGCACAGGGTATCTATACCCTTTATCATTTCGATAAATAAGTACAGGACAATTTAAAAGTTCGTAAACCTTGTCAAACTCTTCATACTCTATAGCGTACTCGTGGTTTTCTGCATGTCCTTTAAATTCCGTTGTTTGCGAGATAGGGTAAGTCCTTCCATTACATTGAATCAAATACTGATCTTTTGATGCACTTATTCCCTTTCTTTTATCTGAATTTAAAGTAATCCAAAGATTAATATAATTGGAAAGGTTGTCGATACAATTTAGCACTATGCCGTCAAATTCCAGATTAACAATTATGGTGTCGCTATCGTTGAAACTGTCTAGTGTTACTGCTCTTACGAAATAACTATTATCGCCGTGACTTGCAATATGGTCTGTAAAAGTATTTGTTTCTAGATTTGCAATTAGTTTATATTCCTTGTCTTTATTGCTTTTTCTATATAATAAATTCGCTGTAGTTAATGAACTTACTATTAGTGCAATAGATAAATCCTCAGTGCTGTTTCCGTATAAATTTGGCTTAACTGGCTTTACGGTGTTTATCGTAAAGGGAAGAAATATTTCATTGCTCCATAGTCCGTATATATTGCTAATTTGCAAGCTCGCTTTATATGCTCCATTATCAAGAAAATCTAGTACCTTGTATTGTTTTAAATCTGGTACTGTAAGTTCTCCGTAATCATGCAATAGATTATCACCAGAATATATCTTAATTCTAAATAAATCGCTTTCAATACCACTCCATGATATTACAGGATGCATATTATTTGTTATGCCTGTTATGGTAGGGGTTTCTGGCTTACCTATCGAATAAAAACTATACCATTCCGAATAAGGGGATACTTCTGCAAATGGATTATAACACCTGACTCTCCATAGATAATTACCTCCGCCTATAGTATTTGGTAGCATGATATGTATTAAGCTATCACTAGTAACCGTTGCAGTTGTTTCTGTTTCGCCTGCTTTTTTATACTGCAAGTCATACTTCGATTGTGTATAACCAAAAGCATCCACAAATCTCCACCTAAAATAAATTTCTTCCCCAGAATTAACACTTGTATTAACAGGGCTTACTATTGTTGGGGCGGATGGGACGGTTGAGCCAATTGTAAAAGTTGCGATTTCGCTCCAATCACTTTGTGTGCTTAGATTATCAGTTATTCTTACTCTCCATTTTACTGTATTCCCTACTGCAAAAGTATTAGCAGGTATAGTATAACTGTTTCCACTTCCTCCTGTGGCTGTTGTATAAGTAGCGAAATTGTCTTTGCTGTACTGCAATGTATAAGCTGTCTGGATACTTTCATTTTGCCATGTTAGTTTAATCTCGCCTGCTCTATTTCTCGCTGTTGCATTCGGAACTAAATCAGTTGGTGCTTTTGGTGCAGGGTCGCTATAATAAACTATAATATATGGGGCGTAAGCGGATGTTCTGGTTAGTATGTTTGCATAACATACTCTCATTTTTAAGTTGTTAGTTATATAGTCGGAATCTTGTCTTAAACCTATAAGAAGTTCGTTATTCTCTGGCCTTTCAATATTTCCAATGCCCATTGCTGCCCATGCGCCATAATAAGACGTTATGTTTAAGCTAGAATCATAATCAGTATTATTTGTTCTCAGAATGTTTCCACTAGTTCCGTCAGCCCATACACCTCCATAGGAAAGGTTTGTTTCTATCTCTGACAGTGTGTGGCCTAGCATTTTTCTTGCTTTAATAACGTATGAATACCCTGTATTTCCTGCTAAAGACGGGTCACCCTCACTTGTAAACCCATTCACATAAAAGTATACATCTATTCTAGTTATGACTTTATCAGCAGGGATAGACGCTAAATTAAAGCCCATTACGGCAGCCTTTATTTCATGTATCTTCATGGTTGCAGAAGAACCGAAATTAAGACCGCCAAATTGTCCGTCTAGGTATGTATCCGCTGTAGCATATATTGTAGTATTGTAATTAGCCAAGCTTGATCACTCCTTGCCTTCCTGTTTGCTTAATGTTTTTAAACAAGTTGATAACTTTGTTCATTTCATCAAAATCTTTAGCATTTACAGTGACGTTTATATATGTATTTCCTCCTAATATAGACTCTGTATCATCACCGCTGTAAATCTTACTTCCTCCCGGCAATCTTACTAACTCTGGTTTTCCACCATCGTTTATCCATGTGTCTCCACCTGGGAAGTTATCTGTTCCACTGGCGAAATTGCGACCACCAGAAGAATGAGAGTAGTCGGGTGCAAAGTATGTATTTCCGTATGTCTCGGACTTCTTTTTTACATAGTTGACCGAATTTGCTGCATCATTTGCCCCGTTTAAGGCTTTGTTTGAGGTGTCAATTAGGTCGGTCACAGAATCTTTTACACTGTTCATTGCTTCTTTTATACCTGCTGCTCTTCCAACTATTAGTCCAATTGCAACAGCTACAGCAAGCAATATTAAAAGTAACGGTCCCATTCCTATACTTGCAACTAGCCCTGTAGCTCCGACGGTGGTATTGGTTGTCGATAACATAGCATTGGCTATCGCCATTTTAGAAGCTGCTGACGCCACCGACACTAGTACTATTCCTAATCCCCCTAGTATTATTCCTGCCATAAGAACCTCAGGAGACATTCCTCCGATCAGGTCAGCAAATTTTTCGAATACGGGCAACAACGCCTCTCCAAGTTTCATTTTCACAGCATCAAATTTTTTATTCATTCTGACCATTGCATCATCCATATTATTAAATGCTTGTATAGTCTCATTGTCTATGATGTACCCTGCTTCGCGTGCTTCCTTTGCATAACCTTTTATGCCTTTGCTTCCCTCTAGTATTAGGTTATTTAGAGACATTGCGCTTTTCCCGAAAATAGACATGGATAAAGCGTCTTTTTCAGTTTCGTTCTTGTGTTTTCCTAAAGCGTCTATAACATCATAAAATACAGCTTCGCTATCACGTAATTGCCCATTGGATTCATCTATTCTCACTTTTAAGGTTCTAAATGCCTCGGCTGCGTCACCTGTTCCACTTCTTGCAGTATCCATACTCTTTGTCATTTTTGCAATGCTGCTTCCTATATCCTCTGCCGACACTTCTAAAAATTCAGCAGCATAATTTAGTTCTTGTATTGTATCAGTGGTTAATCCTGTTTTATGTGACAATTCATCTATTTTGCCTGCCGCCTCCGCAGTACTGAGTGTAAATCTACCCAATGTTGTTATCATTGTTCCTATTGTTAAAATTGCCATTCCTGCCTTTTCGCTTATACCGTCAAACTTGCTAGCCAAAGCCTCTACGGCAGGATTTATATCAATACCGATAGAACTTGCTAATCCTCTGATTGTGTCACCAAATGATTTAGTTTTTTCATCGCTATTGTTCATTTTGGTGGTGTTGTCAGCAAGTTCATTGTTTAGCTTTTCTAGTGCAATCTCGTTTTCTAGGTAGGCATTATAAAGGTCACTTAATTGTTTTTCGCTTTTATCACCGCTTTTAACAGCATCATCATAAGCATTTTTTGTTGCCTCTACTTTTTGTGCTTGGGTTTCTAACTTACCAATCAATAAGGATTGCTTTAAGGTCAATTGCTCCGTTTCATCACCGAATTTTTTTGCCTTTTCGGTTGCTAGATTAAATTCATTTTCAAGAGTCGCCATTTTTCTGTCAGCCTCTGATAAAACTAGCTGATCTAATTTTTCTTTATTAGAGGCTAGTTCATTGTTTAGTTTTTCTAATGTGGTGCGCTCTTTTAGTAATGCTTTGTCGAGTGCATCGGCTTTTTTTCCTTGATTATCTTGCGAAGCCATGACAGCATCATAAGCTTTCTTTGCTGCTTCAACTTTTTGATTTTGTAAAGTTATCTTTTGAGTTAATTGGTCTTGCTTGGCAGTTAAGTGATCAGTTTCCTCGCCATATCTTTTAGCCATTTCGGCAGCTAATTTAAACTCTTGGTCAAGTAATCCCATTTTTCGGTTTATGTCTGCAATACCACCACTAAACTCTGTGTAATCAAGACCTAGTACAATTGTTTTTTTATTACTCATATCACCACCCCTTTATCTCTTTGAGGCTCTTAATTTTTTTTGCCCTACTTTTGGTATTAAAATACTTTGACTTGTAACTAGTATTATTTGCGGTTGCAGCTTCTAACTGTTTTTTATCTGCAAACATATCTGTAACTTTTAATATTTTTGATAACTTGCTATTCCAAAATTCTTCCTCGGGACGATTTATTTCTATACAATAAAAATAAAAAAGGAAATCCCAGTCGATTTCCTCTACTTCATCATTGTTTCCATCATCTCCGCTAACAATTTTTTTTTATCTTCTTCGGTAACAGCTCCGCCCCAACTTTCTTGGAATTCAGCAATTATTTCATTTACTGTAATAGGTTTCATTTCAGAGGTGATTTTTTTTGCTTCTTCAATTGTAATTGCATTGCCTGCCGATTTTGCTGTTACATATATAATTTTTGCGCAATATTCGGCTATAGACTTTTGAGACATTAACCCTTTTAATCCGCCTATTTTTTGATCATTTAAATACGATAATGCACGTGCGTTAAAGGCTAATTTGATTATTTTTCCGTCTTTAAATTTAAGGGAAACTTCTGTAGCCTCTTCCACACTTATATTTTTATTAATCATTTCCTCCGCCTCCCTCAATGAGCGTTCCGCCTGGTATGGTGTCTAGAAATAGTCCTGCTGCTTCATCTGTAAAATCTGCATTTGATGTGTCTCCATAAGCTCTTAGTTTCCCATCAAATTTCCTTTGTACCAAACCAATCGTAATGGAGTCCTGCGAAAAGTTGAAATTGTCAGTAGTCTGTTGCACTGTCTGTGCTCCCATCCTTGGCTTTCCTTTGAAGAACCAACACAATTCTCTGCAATCGTCCGTTTGTTCAATCTCGATTCCGATTGCAATGTCTTTAGGCTGTGTTCCAACCTTTTCTGAAAGTACACCATTTTCATACTCAAAGTTGTATATTTCAGCCTTAACCTCTATTGCCAATTTGGTTTGGTCAATCACTAACTCGCCTCCTGTTAATCGGCTAATGTCAACCATTTTTACCCCTCTGCCGTAATCTGTTCCACTTGCTACGGTTGGTGTAAATTGCATTTGCTTAATAGGTCCAAAGTCCTTAATGGGACCATGTTCAAATTTTGTTTTTGAATCTTCTATGATCACCGCATAAACCACTCTTTTGGTATTAAATCTAACCGTCTCTTTGCTTGGCATTTTATTCTCCGCCTTTCTTTATTAATTCAAATGTAAGATATGTATGATAAATTTTTGTATCAGTTTCAAGCATGTGCCCTTTTTTAGGATGGGTAAATGTTTTTTCATTTACTATTGCTTGTTTTACCTCTTGTATCCTGTCTTTTATTTCCCCATACTTAGAGCTTGTTTTTGCTTTGTACCAGAAATCTACCTGGCAATTAACGGTCTCTATTTCAGCTTTCCCACTTGCAAAAACTGCTCCTTCATCGGCATAAAAATGAAATGTGATGCATGGCCATATATTCTTTGCTTGCCCTTCGTCATAAATAATAGGACGTAACGTAGTCGCACCCTCTAAAAATTCCTTTATTCTATCTTCCACTATCCACCGCCTTAAATATTGCACTGTCTAAAACAGCATCAATTCCGCTTTCAGCTTCTGTCATTGCTTTGTCAGTGAAGTGTGATGCAGGAGTATCCGACGTTCCATTGTCAACTAAGTGCCACTTGTAAGCCGTTTTTCTTCCACCGCCAATAATGGCTACTACCTCCCCTTCTTTATCATCCTTTATTTTTATTTTGACATCTGTTTTCATATGCTGATATAAGGGTTTATTAATGTCTGATTCTGGCATGTTTTTAACAACGGCAACATTAACAACTTTTGCACAGTCACGAACTATTTTCCCTCTTTGATTGTACATACTTTGGGCAACGTCTTCGATTTCCTGTTTGAAGAAATTCATTGCTGACTCATAATTTAAATTTACTTTCATAATTCACCTACCCACATATAATTACTGTTATATCGTTTTCATTAGGCTTTTCATAAGTTCTAATTACATCGTATATAGCCCCATCATACTTGACTTGTGTAGCGAATAATGGTCTATTTGTGTCTTGCTCTATATGTCTTGTTAGTTCATAGTCGCAAGTTCTAGTTTCAAATGTAATTGAAGGTGTTATTCCAGATTGTGCAGCTTTATAAAACTCAGTTCCAGAAACAGACTTCTTTTCAAGGAAGACTTCCGTTTCAATGGTTTTAACTTCTCCTTCGGATATCGTGTTATAAATTAATAAGCCATCGCTATACATTTGTTGCCTCCAAATCTGCAAGACCCAAAACAATTTTTAGTTTTTCGTAAGCATCTTTAAAACGTTCCGAGTTAGGATCTTTTCCAAAATTAGCTTTACAGTAAAATTTTATAGCTTGTATTATTATTGGATTGTCTTCTTCTATTGGATTTACTCCGCCTAGCATAAGGTCAATTTTGCAGGCTTCAATTAAATCTAATATTTCTTGGTCATATACACTACTTTTTATTGGTATTGCCAGTTTTATTTTTTCTAACATTGCCATCGCTCGCTTTCTTTTGTGGCTCTTCTAGCATTTCCACTAAGACACCATTGGAGGTGGAGTTTATTTGCTCCACTCTCTCTTCGGTAGCTTCAAAAATTTCTCTTGCATTTCGGATGGTGTCAGTTTCTAAATCATTGAAAGTTCTTAATGTTCTTACTTTCATTTACTTCCTCCTTATGCATTGGGCAAGTCTTGAATCAGTGCAAAAGCTTTATTATCGAGCACCGCTCCATCAACAATGGTATAGGCAGCATAATCAACCGTTCTTGCTTTTACATGTTCTTCTGTAGCCACACTCATAGGTTCATTTGTATTGATTATATAACCTGCGTTTGGGTTTCCGATTAAGATATTTTTATTACTTATTCCTGCATCTGGTTTTACCACCATTCCAAACATTCTACCTACTCCGCCAGATGTTACATCGGGTATAAATAGAGGTCTTCCATTATCATCTAACAAGGTTGCAAGTTCTGTCCAAATGGTAGAATTCTTAGCATAGATAGCACATCCAGAAAGATAAGAAGAATGTATTTTGCTAATTGTTAGAACTAGCTTTGCATATGTAAGGGGTATTGGTGTGGTCGCATCTGGATTGTAAGTAACAATCTGTGGTTTAGCAGCTTCTGCTATTAATGCAGTTTCAACACCTTCTGGTTCGTTAGTTCCGTTGCCACTATAACTAGCTGTTCCCATTGCAATACCAACTCTCTCTCCGAGTTCCGCAATGATAAACGGAATGAATTCTTCTGTTGCCATACTTCTAAGTTTCCATGTAACGGTAATTGCCTTAGCAAGTTCATGCCCAGCTAACTTGATCTCTCCGAACTCGTTTTCTTCATCCTCTGTAGGTGTTCCTTCTGTGTAGAATTTAGCATCGCCTGCTTTGATTCCGTTGTGCTTTTTGAGTGTTAATGTTCCGCTAATGTTAAATTTCTTAGCATCGCCAAGGAAAGGATACATTTCCTCTGCTCTTTTCCAGATGCCTGCTACAACTGTTTCTGGGATTAATACTGCGGTATTGGTTGTGCTGTGAGTGTATGCATTGCTAAATTCTATTTTTTTTGCATTAAATATTTCTTGTTCTGCTTTGTCCAGTTTGTGACCCTGCATTACTTTAGCCCATGCATTAAGATACTGCGTTTTCTTATCCACTTTTTCATCCTTTACGGTGGTTTCTTCAATCGCTACTGCTCCATCTACCCTTACACTCTTGTTTTGTAGGTCTACTGGTTCTCCTGCTCCTTTTAAAGCGGCAATATTTGCATTTGCTAATTTTATAGCATCCCACTTCTGGTCAAGTTCTTTCACCTCATTTAGTTTCGCATTTGACTCGTCGATTTTATCTTCATCAATAAGTATCTGTGCCTGATCCATCAATTCTTTTCTCTTTGCTGCATATTCCTCTTTTTTCATATTCTTGCTCCTTCCAAGCTTAAAAGTTTGTGTTGCGCCTTAATTTTCTGTATTAAAAAAGCAGATTCATCCAGTTTGGGTGTCTGCTTATTAATCATATTTTTTACTTTGTCCATCATTTCTTCTGTGGGTAAGCTTACATCGCTAGCTGTAAGCCTTAATGGTTCTGCCTGTTCGAACATAATTCCATCAATTAGACCTCTGTCTTTTGCTTGATTTGCCGTCAACCAAGTTTCTAGTTCCATCATTTGCAATGTTTCTTCTTTAGACATTCCACTTTTCAGCATGTAAGCGTTTGAGAGGGAATCATCTGCAATTCTCAGCGTTTCCGCTGTCTTTTCCATATCTGAATGGTTTCCGCCTGCTCTTGTAGATACACAATGCACCATCATAAGTGCTGTTGGTGACATATAGCATTCTCTTGCCATTGAGATAACGCTAGCTGCGCTACAGGCTTGCCCGACGATATAAATTTTCACATTGCCTTTGTAGGCTTTAAGGGATGTGTAAATTTCTGAACCTACATCAATCACACCGCCTGGAGAATTTATATAAACTTCGATATCTTCTCCATTTGCTTCTGTAAGTGTCTTATTTACATTATTGGCACTTGTGTAGTCCTCATTGAAATAGTCATAATACCATGAATAGGAACTTGGTATTATACTGCCGTATATATTTATACGTTTCACTTTATCACCCTCTTTCTTTTAAGCAGCCTTTAATAAAGCTGTAATAATGTCTCTTGTTTCTTTGAAATTTTCATTGCTAATATTTGATAGTAATTTGTTTACTTGGTTTACAACCTGGGTATCAAGTCTTCTTATTGGCTCGTCACCGCCCTCTATTGGTGCCCAATTAAATAGTTCCCTCCATTGGTTGGGTGTCATAGCTCCTCTGTCTACAAGTGAAACAAATGCAAGTTTTGTAGATGTGCTTGCGTAATTCAAATTAGAGCTTTCAAAGAGTATCTTGTTTCCAAATCCTCTTTCTCTTCTTGTAAATAGCTTTCTTGTGTATTCTCCACTTAATTGGACAATATCAGGCTCAATAGCTATCTCGTAGTAACTTATCCACTCATTTTCCGAAAAAGTTCCATGAACTATTTTTTCATTGGTATTAAAAAACGCATATATTCGTTTGACCGTCCTATCAGTTTGTGAAGAGTTCGGAACATAATCTTGTGGATTTATCTGTTGTGCATCAAATTTAGAGTCTGTTGCTGCTGCGCCTGCTGTATCAGTCGTTTCTGCGTTTAAGAAACTATCGACAAATTCTTTTGTCTGCTTTTTAATATCCTCTGGTCGTAACTGACCATGGAATTTAAGTAGCCATCTAATTACATTTGAATTTTTTACTGCTTTTATAACGCTTTGGTCAGATACAGTTACTACTTCCATCAATTCAGTTAACGCTTCGGCAGGACTATCCCCGAAAATCTCTCCACGATTAAAGTCTTTTCTTAGATGGATAATATCTGTATATCTGAATGTTACCGTTCTGCCGTCTTTGATAATGAACCTTATGTACGTTTCTCCGCCACTATCTTTTAGTGCTTCACACGACATTGAATTAATCGGATAAATTTCCATAGGGTATCCATTTTCATCACGATTGATATAAGCAAAAGCATTGTTGTTAAGTTCTAACTGTACCGCCAACTTTTCTTGTAGCATTTGCCCTGTCATGTATGGATTTGGCTCCTCTAGTAAAAATCTCATATACGCATCTGGGTTTATTTTAAGGTCTTTTGAATTAGCGGTAATAGTTTCTCTGATATGCTTACCAACCGTTTTCCCTATGGCTCTTGCCTTTGGTCTTATAGCAGCTCTTACAATATCAGACTTGTATAGGTTTCCATTCCAAGAATAAAACCCCTCTCCTTGTTCTGTTATCATCTGGTACTTAGTAACTGCAACTGTTTTATTTCTAAATCTATCTAAAATCCCCACTTTCTCACCTCCTTTAAATCAAGTTTAAATATTCTTCTTTGTGGTTTTCGTAAACAATAAAAGCATCCATAAGAGATGCCACGCCATCAATCCTTTTCGTTGCATCAGAGGTTTTTACAAGTGCCCAGTTATCATTTCTATCTATCTGGATTTTTGCATTGGCAAAACACCATCGAAGCATTGGATTGTTATCGTATACTATTTTCTTGGCTTTTAACTCTGATTCCATTGATTTTAGAGGACTAGAAAATGTTTTAGGTCCTTGTATCACTGGTATTGCCTCTTTCTTTCCTACTAGAATTTCAATTTCGTCAACAATGTATTTTGCATTCCAACTGTCATATCCTGCCTTGTAAAAATAAATATCATCTTGTGATTGCACTTCCATAAACCACTGCATTACATCATGGTAATTTATTCTGTTTCCTTCGCATAATCTACACCACCCGTTATCTACCCAGATATCATAAGGTACCTTATCGGTTTTTATATGTTCTTCTAACCTATCAGCAGGTATCCAGTACATTTGCTTAACATATAATTTTTCATCCCCTAGTATTCTGAATATTACAGTTGCGCATGTTAAATCTGTAGTATCTGACAAGTCTAAACCTGCAATACCGTATCTTGGTTTAAGTTCTTTGATACTATATTTAGTCTCATTTAGTATCGTATCAAAACTTAACCATGCTTGTGCTGATGTTTCTCGAATGTTAAATTCTTTGCAGACAAAGTTTTTTTCAAGCTTCAGATTGCTTGCCACTCTTTTGGCTTTATCTTGTAATGCCCTAAGCTTTTTAATTGTACCTAATCCAGGGTTGGCTTTTATCCAATTATTTGCATTCCACCACTCTGACTTCTTATCCAGTTCATAAATAAAAAACAAGGTTCTATCGTCAACCTCGTTTCCTAATTTTATTTTAGTGAATTGACTTTCTGCCTCTTCGTAGATGTCGTCAAATATGTCTTCTCTTATTGTTCCTGCGGTGGATGTCATAACAATTAATGGTTGTTCTCTTGCCGTGATTCCGTCCGCCATGATATCATATAAGGCTTTGCCATTTTTCCATTGATGCCATTCATCCATGATTACAACATGGATATTGAGACCGTCCATGCTATCACTATCAGAGGCAAGAGCCTTGAATACACCATCGTTAAACTCTGTGTTAATTTCTCCTACAAGGGTCTTGGCTCGTTTTTTTAGCTTTGGAGATTTATTAATCATCCTCTTTGCTTCGAGCCATACAATTTTAGCCTGGTCTTTTTTTGTAGCTACTGCGTAGCACTCAGGGCCACCCTCACCATCTGCAAATAGTCCATAAAGCCCCATTATAGAATCTAATAAGGATTTACCGTTTTTCTTTCCTACGATTAGAATTACTCTTTGACACTTCCTGTTGCCTTCAATATCTATAAAACCGTAAACACTGGCAAGATATGCCTTTTCCCAAAGCTCCAATACTACTTTTTGTCCTGCCATCTTTCCTTTGGAATGACAACAAAAATTTTCAGCAAATTCTATAATATGGTTTGCTCTCTCTGGGGAATAGAACCACTCTTTGTAACCGTCTTTTTCTATCCATTTTACGATTTCTTCGTACTGATCATAAACCTTCTTGGATACTAATGTTTCTTTATTTTGTATTTGTTCCCAATACTCCAAAATAGAATTATAATCTTTTGGATATTCTTTCAATCTTTTTTTATTTATAAACGGTTTTACCTTGCCGTAAATAATATTAGGATCTGTTCGTAGATATTTAGTCGGCTCGTGTATTAACGAATTCGTCAAATCCATCATCCTCTACTTTTACAGTTTCTTTGGTTTTAGGAAGGCAGTCTATAAGAATCTTCATTGCTTGGGTTTGTTTTTGAGATAACTGTAGGTATAATTGTGCATCGGGACTTTGTTTTTTTCCATACTGATTTTCACCATTTTTGTAATCTGATGTTGTGCCCTCACGTATAATAGATTCTCTTAGGTCTTGCATAGTAATTGTCATAAAAGCAATATCATCTATAGTTGTAAATACCAGTTTCTTTTTATTTTCATCTATATTTTTAAATAGTTTTTTAAGTCTGCTTGTCTCTTTCTTAATCCTGTCAACTTTCTCTAAATACCCAGAAATGCTGTCATGTTCCGCTTCTTTTCTAGCTTCTTCAATTTCTTCTTCATCATATATTTTTCTCAATACCACACCCCCCTTATGAATGTTCTGTGCATTATATCAAACTCCACCATCGGTCTTCTTTCAAATATCTTAAATCGTTTTTGATGGGGGGAGTTCGACAACGTTCCCCTCTTCATCGAAATAATATCTTTCTTCTTCTTTCTCTCTCTTGAAAGTTTTATTTGTGTGACAGTCCAAGCAAAGATATTGAAAGTTATTAAAGTTAAGTGCAATGTCTGGGTCATTTATATTTTCTTGTGTTAGCTCTTTTATATGGTCGACTATGTATCCTAATTCTTTCTTGCAATGTTGGCACATCCCACCATCAATTGATATTCTTAGTTCTATAAAGGCTTTCCTTGTCTTCTTCCATCTTCCGCTGTTATAGAATGGCTTTGCGAATGGCTTTGCCATGTATTCTCTCCTTTTATACCGATTGACTTGTGTATCTTTGTGTATCACAAAAGGCACCCAAGCAGTTCTGCTGCCTAAGTGCCTTTCATGTATCCATTTATTTCATATTGACAGTATATCATTCTTTAGCGTGACATTCGTGACAAACTTTAAATTTCTTTAAAGAATCTTTCCACTGCTTTCTTGCAACTGTCTTCTGTGTGTTTCTTCCCCATTCGGTGCGCCACTTGAATCCATGTCAAATCCTCAATAAATCTTAGATTTAGCAACCTTCTCATTCTTGCATCATCTACTGTGCTAATAAATTCTTCCGCTTGGTTGATTGATTCTAAGTAATTAAACTCTAAGGTTACTAGTGTAGCTCTTCTTGTATAGTATAGAGTCTTTGCCTGACTGTATTTCGGATAAGGAAACCCTCTTACTTTGAAGTTCTGTATTCCTCCTTCTCCTCCTTTTACGCAATCTATAACAGCTCCTTCCTCTTCCATTCTGTTTATTTGAATTTCTAGAGCGTCAATCTTTCTTCTAAGGTCTTTTACTTCTTCTCTGAGTTCTGCATATTGTATTAGTATTTCTTTGGTTAAGCATTCAGTCAAGTTAATTCCCCCTTTACCCCTTTTCACCATATTTGCATTCATTGCAGTTTTCTCTACATTTGATATAGAAATCTGATGAAGCAGTACATTTATATCCTTTTCTATTTATGTCACTCTTATCATCTGAGTGCACTATTTTCTCTTCCTCTATTAGTTTTATCTTGTCCTTCCATTCTGCTACTTTAGAATAAAATTCATTATAGCAATCACTGCACAAATCCATTCTTCTATATGCTTCATAGTCTAAATGGAGAGGATGATTTCCATATCCGTTAACTATTTCGCATTTCCATTCTATTCCGCATCTATCACAGCTATAGATTGTTCTATTTCCCATTGTTTTTCTCCTTTAAGCATCCTTTTCTGGTGTAGTAGTTGTATGATTTACATTTGTCTATGTGGTGGTTGTCCTGCTGCATCTAATCACCTGCTATCAACTTTCTTCCACATACGTGGCAATAGTTTTGTATGGGTTTATAATCAGAATCATTATTTTCATGACAATGTTCGTATGTTTGACACTCTCCTGCATATTCACATAGCCAACATGGGTTTTCTTTGCAATATTTGCAAGTTTTATTTGATGTTTCCTTCTTGGTTTCTCCACATAAAATTAATCCTAACACTTCGCTTGCATATGGTTCATCACAGTTGCACACATGATAGTTGTTACCTGGTTTCTTTCCATCTTTGATTCTTCCAGAAGATATTGCAGAAGATATTTGAAGTAATTGGGTTTTCTGTCCTAGGGTTAAGTATTTTCTTATATCATCATTCTTAAATACTTTGAATATGTTTACAATTCTCTTTGCCTTCATCCTACCTCCTTACAAATTTAAAGCACCATGCTTCATCTTCAATTATGTGAACTTCTCCATTTTCGTTTATAAATGTTGCTTGGATAAACTTAATTTTGAGTTTATTATTTTCTGTAGGTCTATCAAGCGTAAAAGAAATTGATAGCACATTAAAAACTTGATCTTTGTAAATCATTTTGTAATCAGTCATTACTATTGGCATATTATTCACCTGCCTTTTCGTATTCATCTGGATGATTTAAGGTATCCATCATCCTACCTCCGTATCATCAATCTGACCAGATTCCTCTAGCCATTCTTCAATGCAAGGAAGGCATGTATAATTTGACACAGGTTCACCAAGTAAAAATCCCGTCTCTCTTACTGCTTGTTCTCCGGCTTGTATTTCTTTTCCGCAGCCTCCCATGCATTTATGCGGTTTACGACACTTAACAATCTTTTCTTTGTAGTTTGCTATATCCTCATCGGCTGGGTAAAATCCTGTATCTATGTAATCTTCTGGATTGTATTTCACTTATCTACCTCCTGTAATAGTTCTTACCTAATGATGTTATTCATATTTTGTCATAACTGATAGTGCTTCACACAGGCAGCTTTCTGAACAAAATACATTATCGCTACCATCTTGCTCATCAAAATAATTTACTTGAAGGTAGTTATCTCCGACCATTAAGTATCCACTTCTCTTTACATCAATATCAGTTCCACATTGCGCACAAGTCTTTATTTCTTCTTTTCCATTTTCTAATCTGTAGTGCATCCTTCCTCCTTGCTAATATTTAATCCGATTTTCTCGTAATAGAATTTTATTGGCTCTCTGGTTTCTGCTATCATTCCGTACCGCTTTGCAATGCTGTATGTACTTATATCTCTTTGCAATCTGTCAGGGATTTTTCCAAGTTGTCTTCTAAATTCTTCTAACATCATTGTGTGCTTATAGTTGTTGCAACTTCGACAAGAAGGAAGCATATTGTCTACTGTGTCTGCTTCTTCTCCATTCCATGCGAAACATTTTACATGATCTGCATTAAAACCCTTAAAAGGTATTTCGCAACCGCAATATGCACAATGGCCAGAGGTCTTATTGTATACTTCTATTCTTTCTGCTTTACTTAACTTTCTTCTTTTGGGGCTATCCATGTTTTACGCTCCTTGCTTCTTTATTGGCTCATAGGGTTTTCTAAGATAGATTGGATTTATAGTGCTTGGTCTTCTTACGTAGCTATTATAGTGATCTCTGTCCTTTTCTCTTTTTTCGGCAGGACTGTTTAGGTTTGAGGTTCTTCTCTTCATGGTTTCTCCTTACTTTACGATTCTGAATAGTTTCATTTGTTCTGATTTAGGTCTATATTGGTTGGTATAATATCTTGCTTCAAAGTGGATTAGTACTCCATCAATTCCATGTTTTCCATAACTCCACTCGATTCCTCTAATTTTAGTTATGGTGATGATTGCAAAGTCTGCTATGTTGCTTTCAATTTCTATTTCATCACCCGTGTTTATTTCTTTTAAACCGCTGCCGAACTCATGCTTGTATGATGCTTTAAAGTATTTGGTTTCTCCTCTTTCATCTTTTTCAAAGAAGAGACAGTTGTTTTTATTTAGAGTGCAATTTCCACCATGATAAAAATTCTTTTTGCAAATATCGCATTCTTTAATATTGTCACTCCCTTTCTTTTACAGTTGATTTATCGAACACTTGTTTGTATAATGTAGATTAGATTGGAGGGTTGCTTATGCCGTTTTATGAGATTCCGAGGGATGAAAAAATTAATGTTGAATTTGATAAGTTACGTACTCTAAGTGTTATTGCTGTTTATAATCAAGAGGGCAAGATAAAGCCTTTGTATGTGTCCTTAGTGGACTTGTACGGTAATGTATGTAAGACTAAGATTGAGGGTGTAAAGTACACTAAGGACTTTAAAGATAGAAAGTCTTTTATTTGTTTGTATAAAAGTGGTGATGTACTTAGAGAGTGTATGTTAACTTTTTATATTAAAGATCATAGGTGGGTATTAGAGAATGTTTAGTCTAGAATTATATGTTCTTCTCCAATTACCCTAAACCATTCTGGTTCTATCTTGGCTCTTTGGTTAAACTCGGTCATTAGTTCTTCTAGTTTACAAGCAAGCCATTTCCTATCTTCATCTGTAACATTTTCATAAATATAATCATCACATCCAGAATCATTGCTATAAAGTTCGTCTAATTCTTCCATGATTCTGTCTGGATCAGCATCCACTCTCGGATGGAAGGTTTCACATTCACCTATGTAAAAATCCCTATATCCGCTCGATATTGCCTCTTCAATAGCTTCTTCTCTTGTCTTAAAAGTTCCATGAGACCATGTATCGCTTTGTCTTTCATTCCATGACCAATCCATGATTATTCCTTTCTGCTGCTATGGCAGCTACTACCATTTATCATGACTGTATTTAGCCAATCTTCTTGCACTCTCACATTCATATAAGCCTAAATCAAATAATGTATCAGCTTGTTTTTTAGTTATTAATAAAGCCTCTGAATGAACATATCTTGATTCTCTTTTATTAATATCTTTTGTTATTTTAAGCCACCCTAAATTTTCAAGGCTTCTTTCACCGTTGTAACTCTTGATTTTTAATTCTTCGCATATGGCATCTGCTGCCCATGAGTGCCCTTCATATCCGCATACATAGGTGTTGCCTTCTGTATCTATCCAACCATATAAAAATTTAGGTGAGTTTTTGGGGTATCTTTGTTCTCTGGTTAGAGGTTCTTTATCTTCATTAACCGTGATGATTTCAACAAAATTTTCATCATCTGGATAAAAGGATGTTCGTCCTCCTACTCTATTAACTATAATGGGTAGGTCTTTTTCTTCAATATACCAGGCTCCTGGTAGGTCTTTGCATTTATCAAGCGTATTAATGTATTCTCTTGCTTGTAGCCCTCCGAAAGATGTTTTATAGATTGCATACATTGTTTGATTTAATTTGCTCATAATTGTTCTCCCTGCTACCTAGTTGTCTTATTAATATTCTGATGAAGCTATTATTTCTGGTCCTTTGTATTCTCCATTTAGCTCTATTACCTTTCTGTAGGGCATAAACTTATGTAAGTATCCTTCGTACCACATTAAATCTCCAAATTGAGTGGGATTACTTCCTATTCCTGTTCCTTCTGGTGCTTTTTCATGGTCTTCCTTGTCTTCTGTTGGATACCACATACCTTTTAAATCAATATCAAGTTCTATTATGCTATCTTCATCTATTAGTTCAGCAATTTCTTTCTCGTAATAAGCTTTAGCTTCATCCTCAGAAAGTGCCAATACTGTATCTGCTTCGTTAATTTCATATACTTTTATTTGGGTTTTTATATATGATGTAGATATAGCCATGTCTTGAAGTCCTGTTATGAAACTTTCTCCCTTGGTTACAATGTCGTATCCGATTTGAAGGGCGCATTGAATATAACCATGTTCAATTAGTTCTTTTTGACTATCAGTCAAGTGGCACTCACCTTTTCTGATTTTTTCTTCTTCTAACACATCAATAACTTTTTTAATTCCTTCTCTCATATCTCTCATAATTTGCCTTCTTTCTGCTGCCTATCTGGCAATCAAATTATTGAATTGTTCTAAATCCTAATATGCAGTAACTCTCTGTTAGCCCTGTGTAATCTTCTAACATGCTTGTGATTAAGGCTTTAAAGCTTCTTCCTGTGTGTTCTCCGTTGTTGTATTCCTCGTTTTGGAGGATATCGCCTACTTTGAAATCTCTGTCGTTTTTACGAAGAGTAAATGGCTTTGTTCCGTTTAGTTCATCCTCGTAATACATAGTAGCAAGTTTAATTGGATGGATTCTGTCTGTAGGTTCTTTAGATTCTTCTTGTGATTCTTCCTGCTGCTTGATTGGCTGTGATGTGCTTGTTTGCTTAATTGAATTTGCTTTTTCTTCCTCTTCCCGGTCACTAAGCATGTTGGGTCTGTTTCGGTCTTTAAAATCGTTACAGTTCGTAACCGAAGGGTCTCTTTTGTCGCATCTGTCCCAATTACTACAGGAATAACACCTTGATGTCATGTAATCGGGGTCAGGACTAAAATTGTCCTCTTCTGGTTCGCTCTTTGGTTCTTCTGGTGCATATTCTGGATACTCGTCAATATCAATTTGCCCTTCGACTTCTTCCTGCTTGTCCTGTTCTATGATTTCTTTTACTTCTGTATAGGTGATAGAGCCTGTTTCTTTATATTGGTTGTAAAGCTCTTTCTGTTCTGCTTCGGGTAGTCCTGCAAGTTGGTCTGCTGCCGAAAAGGTTATGCGGTCGCTTTTGGTTTCTTCTAGGAACTCTGGTATAAGACTTTTATTGATTTTGTCTATTTGACCTATCTTGGTTTTATTGGTCTGGAGCATAGAAGCAACAATATCCCTTAGTCTGCCTTTTGTTAGGTCGTAGCCTTTTATGGGGATTTTGTTATCTCTTAGGTACTCTAGGTTTTCTTTTAGCTTCTGGGTCTCTTCTAAGGTTTCCCTTATGCTTTTTACACGGTGAGAGTTGCTAATAATTAATTCTATGCTTTCTTCTTTTCTTGTTACTTGTGCCCGAATCTGGCACGTTACTAATTCAAATTCTTTGTACCCTTGGGAGACTAGGAGTTTTAGAGATTCCCATCTTCTTTCACCGCTTATAAGTCGGTATTCTCCTTTATCGCATGGGTCATATACGATAACTAAGTTTTCCATAAGTCCAGACATTAGGATTTTAGATGCTAAATCCTCTATATCGTTTATTTCGTAAAAGTTTGCTTCGTTTCTGTAGATTTTGAATATGCTTACGTCTTTTGTACGAAACCTTGCTTTGGGTGAATCGTCTTGACCTGCTTTGCTGTTTTGATTTAAAACATCCGTTATCTTGAATCCTGCTGCCATAATTAATCATCCCCCAAATACATTAATAATTCTTCTGTTACTGCTTTATAATCCTTTGTAGCTATCCCATTCTTTGAAAAGGCAGGAAGGGGCACAAAGGCATGAGTTGATTTTTCCACTACCACACTCCGTCTGATTGAGGTTTTAAAGGCATTGTAGCTATTTTTAAGCCACGTTTCTGCTTCTAGAGTGGTAATATTCTTTTGTTTCATTGTCATAAGCATCATTAACCTGATATCGGGGTTGAATTGCTCTAATTCCTCTATTTGCTCTATGATATTGTCAAGTGCATCTACTTCGAATCCACCTAGCTTTACTGGTGCAATTACGTAGTCTGCCGCTATCAGCATATTTGTAACTGCCATATCAAGGGTAAGACCACAATCACATATCAAGTAGTCGTAAGAATGGCTTATTTCCTCAATGGCATTCTTAAATCGCGTGATCTGGTCGGAATCTCTTTCCAGGAGAAGTTGCATATTGGTTCGCATTAAATACCCATTGGCAGGGATTATATCTATGTTTTCATATGGTGTATTTTTAATTAAGTCGATTGTAGAGTATTCACCGCCTATAAGATTATGTTTTTCTAATAACTCAGACATTCCTATTCCTTCTGGTTCTAATCTTCCGAAGAGTTTAGATAAGTTTCCTTGTTGGTCGCCGTCTGCTACTAAGACTTTCTTTTTATGGGTTTCTCCGAGTATATGTATAATAGATGAAGCTGTAATTGTTTTTCCTATTCCCCCTTTGGGGGTCATAACTGCGATTACTTTCATGTTTTCCTTTCCTCCAGGGGCTGTGTGCCCCTGGATAGGCTCTAACTGTTGCATTGTGATATGTATACATCTTAGAGGGGACTTGTTAACTGGTTGCTATAGTCAAATTCAATACTTAGAATAGACTAGGTTCTTTTTGTTCCAATCATGATAATAGCTTTTCATATAGATTTCTAAATCCTCTTGCATCTGCTCTCTTAATCCTTGATTACCGTTGTCCATCAAATTATGATGATATCTGCATCCTTTTGCGCCATTTTCCTCAATGCCGAGTCCTCCCTGAGACTTATTAATTATGTGCATTGGGTCGTATGTAGTAAGGTCGAAGTCGTGCGCTCCGTCGGTGCTGTATCCTAATTTGCAGAATACGCAATCTTCATCACGTTCAAATATTTTAATTTTTGTTGCTTTGCTAAATTGTGTTGCTTTAGTTCTTTTATGCATTATCTTGCTCCTATGCAAATTTTAATTGTTCTTGGGTATCATCAATTCTCATGTTGGGCATTCTTTCCGCTGTACAGAGGTCTGGAAGATTTGTTTTAACTAAAGCTTTTGCAAATGGTGGCGGTACTGCATTACCACATCTTTTTACCTGTTCAGTTCTCGAATATTCTTTCCCTTTATGGTCTTTGTCGATTATATAATCCTCTGGAAAGCCTTGTGCATTGTAGAGTTCCCTTGGTTCTAACATTCTGAGTCCTATATCAACTATCTGATAATTTACTCCTTTAATGGTCACTAACCCGAATCGATCATTTGAGGTGACTGTATCAAGCGGTTGATTTATATCTTGCCCCGTTCCTTGCCCGTAGTATTTGGTTAGAAAGGTTCTAACCTCTCCAAAATGTCCTGGTCCAGCAACTATTGTATTAATTGGTTCATTCATATCTTGTCCTGTACTATTATGATTCATTTGTATAATACTGCTTGCTGCCAACTCACTTTTACCTTTTCTGTCTCCAAAAACAGGCTTTCCATAATATTTTTTAAAGAATTCCTCAATACCTTCCTTGGGTTTGATATCATTTGAAAGTTTAATTTCAACCTCTGTCATTACATTTCTGGCAGTAATAGTATGTAACGGCTCTTCCATATCGCTTGCTACCGATCTGCTCTCACCTGCATAATTTTTAGATATAAAGGCACTTACCAACCCATATCTATTGCTTCCATCTGCTGTCAATAATGGTTCGTCAATATTCTGACCTCTAACTCCGTTCTTAGTTGTTTCGCTATGATACTGAATAATTGTAGGAGTTATTAAACAATGTTCATTTTTACTTACTATCGTTGTTAAGGGTTCATGAATCGAATAACTTCTATCCTTACTAAATCCTGTTTGTCCTATCTGAACTATAAAAGGGCTGTCCGACTCAATAACAAATTTTTGTAAACCTCTAGCTATTCTTTTCATTGTATTTTCTGCCAAAGGCCTAACTGCTCTAATTCCGTACTTTTTCATAATATTTTCCGATGTATCAAAAATACTAGGACATGGCAATGAAAAATCTATGCATTCATAGGCAGCTACATAGGGCTTAAGTAATCCTTGTATGACCATCTCGCTATCTTTTGGTGCATGTGTAGGTTTTGGCCATGCTATTGACTCACTATCACATCGCGCAATCATAAAGAATCTTTTTCGCTTAGTGGGTGCCCCATAATCAGCAGCTACTAATTCACCGAATTCTACTTGATATCCCAGATTCCTTAATTGATTGATAAATCTTTCAAAAGTCTTGCCCTGTTTTGCTTTAATTGGCCTATGTCTACGGTTTAATGGACCCCATGTTTTAAATTCTTCTACATTCTCTAGCATTATTACTCTTGGTCTTACAAGTGCAGCCCATCTTAATGCCACCCATGCTAATCCTCGTATGGTTTTATCCTTAGGCTTACCGCCTTTTGCCTTTGAAAAATGTTTGCAATCGGGAGAAAACCAAGCTAGCCCAACCTTGCGACCTTTGCAAGCTTTAACAGGGTCTACATCCCATACACTTTCACAATAGTGTTCTGTGCTAGGGTGGTTAGCTTTATGCATTTTAATAGCCTCTGGGTCGTGGTTAATTGCTATATCTACGCTTCTTCCAGTTGCTAATTCTATGCCCGTAGAGGCTCCGCCCCCTCCTGCGAAGTTATCAACTATTATCTCTTTCAAGTCCGTTACCTCTTTTTCTTTCCGTACATGAATTGATTCATGTTGCCTTTTTTATTGTTTGCTGTCATTTTCTTTTTACCTGCTACCTTAACGAATTTCCCCATGCTTGTCCTCCTTGTATTCTATTTCCACTCTCTTAAGCATTAATTCTATGTAGCTTGTGTATTGGTTTGTCTCTACCAAAGAAAAATTAACTTTATGTATTGCGAGCTGTTCAATTAGTTTTTCCCAAAGGTCTGGATTCTTGACAGGTTTGTTTCCAACTGTCCAGTTTTCTATATTCCATTTGTAGTAGTATTTGTTGATCATGATTTCAGTTAGATAGCGGTTATCTATACTCAGATTAACTGTACATGGTTTGGTTAAGTAGGATAATGCTTCTATGCAAGCTGTTAAGGCTATTCGGTTCTTGCTTGTGTTAGTAAGTCCCCCGAAGTATTCTCTTGTTTCTGGTTCTTTGTTGGCTTTTATGTACTCTAGGATTATTCCGTAAGTGCCCTTACCTTTGCTTTGGTGCCCTTGGTGGGTAGTGTTTATATATATGCTTACTTCCATGGAACCTCCTTAGATTTTTCCGCTTTGTAAGTAGGTATCTAGGTTGTAATCATTAAGGCCGAAAAGCTTGTAAAGAATTAATAGTGCTATTCCTGTAAATATTGCAAAGCAAACTATTCTTGCTAATGATCTAACCTTTATCTCCCTTACGACTCCTTTATTTTCCATAACCTCACATGTTTTATTTACTTCCCATGCAAAGACGATTAGTATTAGTACGTTAAATATTAGTAACATTTTTAGTCCTCCTATCCTTTTTATGGTTCTTCTCTTCCGTGGCTGCGTATTTCCTTTATTCTGTATTCCGTATAGTGATAGTAGCTCATTCCTGTATAGGGATTTACTCCATAGTGTATAGACTCTTGGTCTATGTAATAACCTGGTGTTGGTTCTGCTCCATTCTCTATTAGTTTTCTTACTGTCCATCTTCTATGTTGTGTTCTCTCTGGCTCTGGTCGTATTAAGTTGCGAGATGAAGAGTAACTTACCAGTTCTTTTCTTTCCTTTTCCGAGAAAAGACTTAACTGTCCTTCCATTTCCTCGTCTGGTTGTTTTACAATATAGTTTGCAAGTTTCTTGTATCCGCCATACTCATAGACACTCTGAAAATTTACACGGCCATTAGTCCAACATTTTTGTATTGTTATATCTGTATCTGGTTTTCCTCTTGACCTGTTTATAAGGATGTGGATGTGGATTCCTCCATGCTCTCCAATTTCTATCCGATATATAAATTTGAATATCTCTCCGCACTTCTTATATGTTTTTCTCATTAGCTCTAGAAACTTTTTTAGGTCTTCTTTTACTTCCTCTATTGTTTTCCTTATTCCTTCTGGATATTTCAAAGTATTCCATAAATCATCTGGAACAAAATTGGCTTTTATAAGCCTTCTCATTTTCTTTTCTCTATTTGTTTGGTTTTGCTTTTTAATCTGTTCGGGAGTAGCCTTTTTCTTCTTGGTTCGCTTTTCCCCTTTAGCTCCATACTTTCCTGCGTATTTATACTCGTACTCATTGGAGTTGGTAAATTCCCACTTATCTTTCCAGTATGCCATTTATACCCGTCTCCTAATCTAACTTTAATATACTTAGAATGTTATTTAAGGTTGGCTTAACCTCTTCATGAATTTGACAAAACGGTACAAACGTGCTATACTTTATGTATTATATTTTTTAATAGCAATTTGTATCGTTACCTGTCTAATTCCCGTTAGACAGGTAATTTTTCTTGTCTTTCACTCTTGTACCAGTATTGATTGTGAATATCTTTGTAAAACAAATATCTTACGTTTACATTGGTATGTCCTCTTGTAATACTGCCTATGTACTTTAATTCTTCGGGCTTGTCCTTTTCTGTAAAGCTCGTAGCATTGTTCCAGGCGATATCTAGTTCGTTCATGCTTTCTTTACCTCATAGACAATGTACGCAATAAAATTCTTGTTTGTTTCCCCTCCAGAGTCATGTCCGAAATATTTCATCAGGACTTCTTTTTCTGCTTTTTCGAAAGCTGTTATTATCCCGTGTCTAATTGCTCTTTCTACTTTTGTTTTGCTGCTATCGCATTCATTTCCGATTATTTCGTATAACCCTCCTGCTTTGCATATGTAATCAGCTTTGCTTTCATCTGCAACGATTAGCTCTACGGCTTTTTTTATAAATTTGAATCCTAAGTTCCCCATCGGTATTCTTAGCTCTTTTAAAATTTCAACAATTTTATTTTCTAGCATGTTTTTTCTCCTTTTCTTTAATAACACATCCTTGCGCTATTTCCGCATATGTGAAAGATTCTAATGTTTTAAAATCTTCTCCCTTTCCAACAAGAACAATATTAGGATACTTTTTAATGATTTTTGCTTTGGTTCTCGTTGTACAACTTGTCCTGCCGTCAGTTTCTTTTCCTTCTTTAACGATAATGACTCTGTCGCCTTCTCTTAGTATTTTGCTATTTTCTCTTAATTCTTTTGATGTCATGCATTAATCTCCTTTGGCTTGTCCATTCGTTACCGTTTACACGGTTTTCTCCTTTGTTACTGGTACGTAGCCTATTGCCCTTAGTGCCCTGTCATTTATTGCAATACCTATCTCTTTCTGTTTTTCAGGACTTAGAGTTTCCCATAGGTGGTATTCACCATCTATTTTTATATGGATTCTTGTTGTATATTTAGTTTTCATGGGTACCACCTCCAGTTAAAATATATGCTCTACTGTTTGTACTTGTTTCTTTTTCTTTCTTCGTCTTCTGCCGTGCTAGGCAGATTGTTTGTTGTCCCGAAACATAGCTATATCTTTTAATGCGCTCTTGTAAATAGAAAATGCTTTTCTCTCTTCTGGTCCTAGCATGGAAAGAATTTCTGCAACTTCCATTCCTTCTTGTATGTCCTGCTCTGTTAGATGCTTATAGGATCTACTCATGGTATCAACTCCTTTCATATGGGTTCTATTTGTGTTCTAATCACATTATAATGTGCTCCAATGTCATTGTCAAGCATTATTTTGTGATTGACACACATTTTTTAATGTGATATTATTTATCAGTGGGAGGTGATGAATTTTTGAATGTGAATAACAGGATTAAGTTATTAAGGAAAGATTACTTAAAATTAACTCAGGAACAATTTTCCGATGCTATATCTATAAGCAGAGCTAACTTGGGTAGTATAGAGGTCGAGAGAATAAATGTTACTGATAGGGTTGTTCAAGATATTTGTAGGGAATTTAATGTAAGTGAAGTATGGCTTAGAAATGGTGAAGGTGAAGTATTTATCTCTTTCCCGATAGAAGATGAATTTTTTCGAGCTGCTGCCGAGTTATCTAAAGAGGGTGACGAATTTATAATCGCAGGAGTTGTTGAGTACTGGAAATTAGACAAAGATAGCCGTTCTATTTTAAAAAATTATTTATTACATATTGCTGATAGAATAAAAAAAGAAGAGCAGTCTTAATTCTGCTCTTCTTTTTTTATTGAAGATATTTAAGGATTGTGTAAACTTTAATAAGAACCGTCTTTTCCGTGGTCTCATCTGTTAATTTATGTATGAGTTTCTTATACTCTTCCAGTTCATTCTCTGGCCTTTTCTCCTTCTCCATAATAACCCCCTGTGCCTTTGTTAACTGTCATTTGTTTCCTTTATTATAGAACGTTTGTTCGTATTTTGCAAGCTATTTATTTATTCCCCCCTTTATGCCATATTATACCAATTTGGATTATATTTGGAAATAGATTTTAGAAAATGTCCGCACGTGCGGACAAATATTTTAATGGGTTGTTTTTTCTTGGTGTGCAAGTTATACTAATTATTTATACTCTGATTCGAATAGTTCTGTTATTCTTACCCCTAATGCCTTTGCAATGGCTTCTAGTTCAATTACATTAACAGGCGATTTCCCTTTCTTCGGATTCTCTATATCGCCTATTCTTGATTTCTTAATCCCTGTAAGTTTTACTAATTTTCTCGTAGATATTCTCTTTTCTGTCCGTATCTTTCCTATGTTTATTTTCAATCTTGCATCACCTTGTATTATTGTACAGGGTCTGAGAGATTAAATCTTGTGGTTTATTTTTCCTTTACTGTTATTATATGTATTTGTTTTAATTTGTAGTATATGGTTGATTTTTACATAAATTTAAATTATGATAATTCTATAGTTAAGTGGGAGGTTGTATTATGCATGACGATAAAGATATAAGTAATAAGAGTCAAATGTTGACTTTGGTTTTATTGTTATTGTTTGGTCGATTGGGGTTGCATAGGTTTTATGTAGGAAAATATTTTACAGGTTTAATTTATTTATTGGTTGGTAGCACATCTATAGTATTAGATGTTATAGGTTTTCAATTTGCTTTAATCGCTCAGGTTGTTTACTTTTTATTTTTTATCTTGGATGTATATGCTCTGTATTCTGATAGTTTTACAGATTCCAAGGGGAGATTATTAACAAGTGCTAAAGCATTGGAATATGACACATACAAAGAAAGAGATCGAATGTTGTTCGATGATAAGCTCAATAAAATATTGGTAATTTTATTTGGATTTGCTTTTTATATCGTTTATTTAATAGTTGTAAATTTCGTATTGTAGGGGGTGTATTATGGGTCTGTTCGGTAAATCACTTGACGATATGGCAAGGAAAGAAATGGAGTTGCGGAAAGGTTATGTTTCTCGTACTCCTGGTGAAGAGGTCAATGTCAAGATTGATGATCTTAGAAGTGATGATATAGTAAAAAATGCAAATATTGAGGTTGCCAAGTTGAATTATGGCATTGCTAGGTTGACTAAGTATGCATTGTATGTATTAGTTGCATTGATTTTTATTGCTGTGTTGCTTACTGTGGTCGAAAATGCAATAAAACCTAAACCTGATTATGAATTATTTCAACGAAATGCGGGTATATATCTTGAGCTGAATGGAGCAGTAAGTGATTACAGATTTATAGATGACGATATCGTCAGTGTTACAGTCGATGATTCATGGTTCAATAGTTCCAAGTTATCAAAGGTTCGATTTTGTACTGCTATAAGAAATGGTTTGACTGCATTCGGTCTTAAGTATCACGTTGTGGAAGATGATTATATCTATACTGTTTTTTACGATAGTGCAGGTGTTAAGGTTGCGAAGCCTAATTGGGATAGTTTTGATATTTTGTATTGATAATTGGAGGTATGGTATGAGAAAAGCAGCACTATATATACGTGTCAGTACTGACAAGCAAGAGGAATTGTCTCCTGATGCACAGAAAAGACTTTTATATGAATATGCAGCAAAAAATGATATTGAAATTTGTGAAGATTACATATTTCTTGAAGGTGGTATATCTGGTAAGAAAGTAGATAAGCGTCCCCAATTTCAAAAAATGATTGGACTTGCCAAGTCGAATGATCATGTATTTGATGTGATTTTAATTTGGAAGTTTTCCCGTTTTGCTAGAAACCAAGAAGAAAGTATTGTCTATAAGTCGTTATTAAAGAAAAATAATATTGATGTTGTTAGTATATCCGAGCCTATCATTGAGGGTCCATTTGGTTCTCTTATAGAGCGTATTATTGAATGGATGGACGAATATTATTCCATTCGCTTAAGTGGCGAAGTTGTTAGGGGTATGACAGAAAAGGCTTTAAGGGGTGGTTATCAGTCTATGGCTCCTTTGGGTTATACAAAAGGTAATCCGCCTACTATTATCCCCGAAGAAGCTGAAATTGTTAATTTGGTTTTTGATAAATACCTAAATGAAGGTTTAACAGTATTTGAAATTGCTAGATTATTAAATGAAATGGGATTAAAAACAAGGCAAGACAATCTTTTTGAACGTCGTACAATTGAATACATTTTAGAGAATCCTTTTTATACTGGTCATATAAGATGGTTTAGACAAAATCATGAAAATCATACCGTTAGAGATAAGTCAGAATGGATTGTTAAAAAAGCTAAACATGAGCCAATTATCTCGGAAGATGTATTTAGACAAGTCCAAGAGCGCATGAGATTAGATCGGAGACCATTAAAATCTAGACCTGTAACAGAATATAGACACTGGCTTTCTGGAATAATAAAATGCGGTTATTGTGGTAAGCCCTTAGTTGCTTCAAAAACCAAAAATCCTAACAGATATAACTTCCAATGCAGTGGGTATGGTAAGGGTAAATGTGAGTCTAATGGTGTATCCAGTAATAATATAGTACCAGAAATATTAAAAGCTTTCAAACGCATAGTTGAATCAGGGGATATTGACTATAGCGTACATGATCATAATGATAATAAATTAAGTACCACCCTGCTTGAACAGCAATTGTCCAAGTTGGATGTAAAAAGCGAGAGAATAAAAGCAGCTTATATAAATGGGGTTGATACATTAGAGGAATACAAGGCAAACAAAAACGCCATTGTAGATGAACGTAACTTATTGATTAAACAAATAAAGGATATAAATAAAATTGCTACTAAAAACCATAAGCCAGAAATGTTGAAAAGGGTTAATAAGGTGTATAATATTCTTATGGATGACAATGCCGATATGTTAGTTAAGAATCGTGCTATTAGATCAGTCTGTGAGAAGATTACCTATAATAAAAGGGAAGGGCTCATTGATATTTATTTCTACTATATCTGATGTTTTTATTTTTTTCTCATTATGCTATACCCTATTGCAGTTAAGTCCTCCAAATTGTGACATGATAAACATTGCTGTCTTGGGGTTAGTGTTTTTAATATTTACAGGATATTGTAGTCTTTTCTCATAATTCCACATATTAATACGCTCCTTCCCAAGGCCATGGTTCATCT